TGTTGTTGCTTTTGTTGCTGTTGTTGCTGTTGTTGCTGTTGTTGCTGTTGTTGCTGTTGTTGCTGTTATTGCTGTTTGACCTCTTTAAAGAAGTAATGAGTATATATATAAATGAATATTGCATAAAATTTTTTTTTCAATTTTTTATTATAACAAAAATATTCAAATATCATATTATATAATATGTCTCGCTGTTTTTAATGTTGCTACTAGTTTATACAAGAAAACATATAAACTATTTTTAATTTTATTATTATAAATTTATAATAATAAAACACCACTAAAACACTAAAACACTTACAACCCACCTCCAACAGCCTTGGCACTGCCCATCTTGCCACTGCCCATCTTGCCACTACCACCGCCACCACTGCCACCACCGCCACCTACAACAACAGATGTGCCACTGCCCTTCTTGCCGCAATTCCTTTGCGAGCCTCCACACGTACAGTGTGTCTTTGGGTGTGTCTTGCTCGTTTGCTTGGATACATGTTCATCCAAGTGAGCAGTTGAAGCGGATGCAGAGGTTGTTTGGATCTTTGCTGCTTCTTGCAGCAAATTACCAGCTGCTTGCAGTCGCTGTATCTCGGCGACCTTTCTTGGCTTCAGCTCTTCTAAGCGCTGTGCCTTCTTACGTGCAACCACACCCAGCATGTGTTCTTCCTTATCGCAGGCTTCTTCAAAACCTTCTGGCGTCTTTGGCGTCTTTGGCGTATATGTCTCGTCAAAGAGATCACCAGATACACTATCTTGGGCAACTGGTACTTCAAGTCCAGTTGGGTGAGCTGCTGTAGCCATTATTGCAGTTGATCACTGTATGGCTCTGGTGATCTGTACAATTTAATTAACAATAGACTGAATATACACTTTTTTTTTCAATTTTTTATAAAATAATTAGTAAATTAAAGTTAATAATTAGTTAATTATTAACTTTATTCTCACACAAACACAATGTGAGTAAAATATTTAAAGACGTATAACAACACACAATATATCAATGCTTGAAACAGCAGTACCAGCTTAGATAAAACCACGGGCTGCAAGAAAAGCAACAGCACCACCGGCATCAGCAACAACATCAAGAATCTTTTGAGCACGATTTTGCCCGTGGTTCCTGTTGTACCCAGCATAGCAAGCAGTGCCATCTGGGTTGAAAGTGATCTTAATGCATTCTCCTTGCAAATAATCTATTTTCACAGATTCGCCGCGATCGAGTCGAAGAAGTAGTATCTTGGCCTTTTCCCGATTAAAACGATATCGCAAAGAAGCATCACGCTTGTCAGGCCGATCGTTCCAGTCGGAGGAGTTGTATGTCACCATATCATAAAAAATTTGAAGTTCTGCAACCGCTCTATCAGAAGGCAGAACGGGGTCAGTGCTGCTGCTGTTGCAGTCAGCTGCAACAGCTGCAACAGCAGCACCACCGACAGCACCACCACCGACAGCACCACCACCGGCTGCATCACCATCAGCTACAACATCAGCATCAGCAGCACCACCGACTACAATAGCTGCAACAGCTGCAACAGCTGCACCACCACCGGCTGCAACTGCAGAATCAGCAGCAATAGCTGCAACAGCTGCAACAGCTGCACCACCACCGGCTGCAACTGCAGAATCAGCAGCAATAGCTGCAACAGCTGCAACACCACCGGCTGCAACTGCAGAATCAGCAGCAGCAGCAGCAGCAGCAGCAGCAGCAGCAGCTGCACCACCACCGGCTGCACCACCACCGGCTGCACCACCACCGGCTGCAACTGCAGAATCAGCAGCAGCAGCAGCAGCACCACCACCGGCAGCTGCAAGTAGTGCAGTTAATTCATTAGGATTCTCCATCTTCTATTTGTATTTGTCTTGATTGCTATCTTTATTTGTACAATTTAATTAACAATAGATTAAGTAAACACTTTTTTTTTCAATTTTTTATAAAATAATTAGTAAATTAAAGTTAATAATTAGTTAATTATTAACTTAATTCTCACACAAACACAATGTGAGTAAAATATTTTAAGACGTATAACAACACAATATATCATGCTCATGCTATTGCAGCTTAGACGGCAGTATCACCATTAGCTACAACAGCAGCACCACCACTGGCTCCACCACCACCGGCTGCAACAGCACCACCGACTGCAACAGCAACATCAGCAGCAACAGCAACAGCAGCATCAGCAGCACTACCACCGACTGCAACAGCTGCACCACCACCGGCTACAACAGCACCACCGGCTGCAACAGCACCACCGACTGCAACAGCACCACCGACTGCACCACCACCGGCTGCAACAGCACCATCGGCTGCAACACCACCGGCAGCTGCAGCTGCAAGTAGCAGCTGCGCACGATTGTGCCCGTGATTCTTGTTGTAACCAGCAAAGCAAATAGTCCCATCTGAGTAGAAATGGGTCTTAATCGCTTGGCTTTGATGGTAATCTAAATAGACCGATTCACCCCGACTCAATGGGGCTAACGCAGCTCGAGCTACTTCTGGATCAAACCTGCCAGAAGTAGCAAGCATACGCCCAGTTGCACGCACAGCAGGAGAATTGTCCCAGATTGGCGTGTTGTATGTGACTTCCTCCCACAATACTTGAACGATTTGAACTGCACTAAGTGCAGTTCCTTGATTAGGCGTAGCCATCTTCTATTGTACTGACTTGTTTGCTATCTTTTTCTGTACAATTTAATCAACAGTAGACTGAATATACACTTTTTTTTTCAATTTTTAATTAATTGCTAGACATGACTCCAGTGCACCTTCTACCCATCCTTGTTTTTGACTAACCATTTCACCAATTACTGTAATACCTTCTTCTGGATTTTGTGCATGTTTAATAAATTCTAATCGTGTTTTATATGGTGAATTTTTTAGCATAGGTTTATAATAATGTGTTCCTTCATTCCAATAAAAATCAATAATAGAGATTAAATCTAATGAATCTTTTTCTAAACCTAAAGCTTTTTCTAATTGTCTTGCTAAATAATTACGATTTTCAATAGTATTTTCTAAATACTTTTTTAGATTTATAGCACCTTTATTATCTGTATATGCAATCATATATATACCATTTTTTGGATTCATTGGTATAATTGTATGCAGATTTCCTGGAACTATTGTTAGACTACTTACTGCTTTTTGAATAATTGGAATAGATGCTTTAGAAAATTGTCCATATATTCTTAAAAATGGTTGTGATTCAATTTCATTATAAATTTTATTTTTTAATAGTTTTCTAATTTGTTTAACAGTAACTGCAATTATAATATTATTTGTATTATATTCTTTACCAGTTTCAGAAATTACAGTAAATTTGCTTTTATTTTTATTTCTTCTAATTTTTACAATATTAGTATTAGTATGAATATTTTTAATTCCGATTTTACTAATCATTTTTTCTAATAAAGTATTCCATGGAATACTTAAACCTATCCAATCATCATAATTATCATTAAATCCATAATAATATAATGTTGAAATAATATCTTCATTTTCATAATCAGTATATCCTGCACAAGTTATAAAATGCGTATACTGTTCCTTTCCTAAAAACTTTTCTGCAAACTCTTTAAATGTTCCATTACTAGGATGTTTCTCAAAATGATCTTTAATTTTTAATAATATATTTTTGACATCACAATTAGGTGTTATAGTATTTGCATAATTATGTGATGCCTTAAATTCATGATATGGTATATGCAATTCATTTAATAAATCTAGTAATAATTTATCTTTTTTTTTTCTACCAACTCCTGCACCTTTTGCAACTCTAGTACCATTAAAAAGAGGACTTCCCATTCGTCCACCAATATTTGTTTTATCAGACTTTTCTAAAATAATAAATGGAATATTTCTTTTTTTTAAATTGTAAGCAGCATACAATCCAGCAATTCCTGCTCCAATAATTACATGTGGTAAATTTTCTTCATCAAAATTCATTTTATTATAATATATATTATATTAATTTTTATCAATAAATATGTTTTGAATAAGGTAATTTTTTGATCAAAAAACATAAAATTTTAAAATTTTTTTTTTTGAAAGAGTTAAAATTTTTTTGTCTCTCTCTCTGGATCGGGAGGAGGAGGAGGAAGAAGACAGGTTTCATGAGCCGAGATAGAAATTTAATTTTTTATTATTTTTTTAAGATTACTCTTATCTATATAAAAATATACTAAAATAAAGATAGCCCAATCTATAAAAATGCATTAAATAGAAAAAAACACTATCTAAAAATGCATTTTTGTGTCTCGGCTCACGATAAATATCATTTTATGAAAAAACACAATTCGATAGTCGAGATAGAAAATGCATTTTTAAGATACTAAATTAATACATAAATTTGCACTTTTAAGATTGACGTATCTCGGCTCATGAAAACACGATTTTATAAAATTTTTTACATCGTGAGCCGAGATACGAAAAAAAAAGCTATAAAAAAAATATTTTTTAATCTATTTAAATATAATATAATATGATATAATATTATTATATTAAGATGGTAAGATATATATGTGTATATTGTAAAAAAGAATTTAATAAAAAACATAATCATAATATTCACACTAATGGCACATGTAAACAGATTTTTGATAATATTGTTAATTATTATAAAAAATTATCAAAATCATGTCTTATAAGTGACTATTTTAAATATAATAAAAAAATTACCAATAATTACAATAATATTTCAAACTTTAGATGCAAAACATGTAAAAGAATTTTTTCACGTTTTGATAATTTAAATAGGCATCTAAAAATTAGTAAATGCAAAATAAATAATAAGAAAAATATAATAAATAAAAAAACTACAAATAATATTACAAATAATAATATTATAAATAATACAACTAATAACCATACAACTAATATAACAATTAATTTAATACCGTTTGACTCTGTTAGATATGAAAATTTACCATTTAATTTAAGAAAAAATTTATTAGAAACACCGGGTTTATCAATTCAAAAATTAATATTATATGAACACTTTAATAAAAATAAACCAAATCAATTAAATATTTTATATTGTAATAGACGTGACTCAAAAATGTTAATTTATGATAAATCAGAATTATCTAATAATGGCTGGAGTACTCGAAATAAAGATGAAATTTGTGAAATAATTTTAAATAAAGCAATGTATGCAATCGAAGATGTTATTAATGATAACGATGAAAACAATAATAATTTACAAATTAAAGATTATAAAATTGACGCAATAACCAGACTGATTAAAGAAATAGATAATGAAAAAAAATTTAGAAAAGAGATTAAAGAAAATATTTATGATATATGTTATGATAATAATTATATTGTTAAAAATAATAAAAACAAATTAATAACAAATTAATTTACTAAGATTAATTTACCAAGATTAATAACAAATTAATTTACCAAGATAAACACCCAATACCTGATGCTATTCTTAAAACATTATATGATCTTGTTACTACATTAATTTGACCATTAGCAGTATGATTATCTGTAAAACCTAAATTGTAATCTAAATGTATATTATTTGCAAATTTGAAATTTAATGCACCGGTATGTTGAATAGATCTTGGATATCTTGAAAATGAATATGCATTAAGTCCATTAGGAAAAAAATCATTATATGTAAATAAACTAGTAACCACTGTTGACATTAAACCATCTACATTAAATCTAACATGACCATTAAAATTTAATTTTGTATTTATAAATGGATTTGCATTTCCAGATCTATTATATATGTAAGACTGTATTTGATACACTTCGCCCGGTGTTAATATATGAATTGGTAAAATAGGCATTGTTGTGTATGAAATTAGTGGTTGATTATTTTTTCGATTATAATAATTTCTTATATTTTCATGTCCTTTTAATAAAGATATTATAAATGCTCTTACATCATCATTATATATAAAATTATTTGCTAATATATACAAGTAATTATATTCATGAAATGTTAAACCAGTATAATTCCAATAATTTTTTTCATGAATAATATTATTATCTAAATAAAACCATAATATATCTTTAGTTGGTAAATTTAAATCCAATTTTATAGATCCACTATTGCTATTTATTAAAAAAGTATTTATTTTTTTAATTTCTACCAAATATTCATGTCTCATTTCTGCAAATTTAATTCTTTCTGGTTCATCTAAAAAAACATAAGATGATATTAATCTTGCTTTTAATTTACTCCCTAATTTTATGTTAGTATTTGGTGGTGAAATTAACACAGAATTCAAATCTGCAAGTTGTAAAACAATTGATAGTTTAGAATAAATTAGGGCAATGAGTGGTATGGCTTTTTCTTTGTTTTTAAAATAAAAAGGTAATGGAATAAATAGTGTAGTACCTGCAATACTTGGTTGCGATAATGTCAAATTAGGAGTATTTCCAATAATTTTATTTAAACCATAATCTTTACTTGTAGTTGAATTAAAAAAATTAAATATATGAATTAATTGTCCTGTTAATTGTTCTACTAAATTATCATCAATATTAAAAGTAATAGTATTTATTAAAAAATGCCCCAAATAAGGTATCCATGATATAGTTGGTATTTCTGGTCTTGCAATTATACGATATGCATTTTGAATATTTTTATTAGATATATTATAATCATTAATAATATTAGTTTGAATTGTTTCAAAATTATTATTAATGTTAATATTAATATTATTTGTAATATTTTTTAAAAAAAGTTCATCTGGTATTTGATTCAAACAATTAGCAGGATCATTATTTTGTAAAATTATATTTATTTTATTATAAATCTTATCAGAACATTCGTTTAATGTAAATATTTGATTTTTAAAATTATAATCATTACATGTTAATAACAATTTATTAATTTGATATTTAGATATGTTAAATGTTTCAAAATAATAAAATACTGTTCTAGTATCTAATTTATCATAACCTGTATTATTTAATATATATTTCAAACCAATTGATAAATTATATGAACTATTGAATATAAATGAATTAATTGGAATAAATTTTATAATTGTATTATTAGATATTATTGTCGAATATACTATATACACACCTTGATTATTAATTATACAATAATCATTTACTGCCAACTGTATACTACCTATTAAATAACTATATAAATATGTACCAGTTTCAATACCATTATTTAATTCATTTATATCATAAGTAGTTAATGTAAACATATTTGCAATTTGTACAAAATTTGTAGATACATCATATAATTGCAATACTGTATTTATATATTCATAACCATTAAAAATAGAATTATTCATATTATTAGCTTCATGCATTAATATATTTAAACTACTATCATACACAAATCCATATTGAATATTACCCAATACATCAAAATAATAATTTGTTGGTAATGTTGATATTCTGTTAATTTGACCATTGTAAATAAATAATGTAGATGGAAATTGCGTAGCTGCAATATTAATTGTAACCGTATTTGTATCAAATTTTAAATACAAATTATTGTATGAAATATCATAATCTATAATTTGTTCTATTGTTGTTGTTATTAAAAAATAATAGTTATCAGGTTATAAGAATGATTAAAAAATTATAAAATAATAAAAAAATATATATATATAATTTAAATTAAAAAAAAA